TTTTGGCTCGCGCCAATCAAGAATTTTTCGGCGCAGACGCTCCCAACTTCCGCAAAAAATCCAACCAAAAAAAAGCCGATAAATCTCAGCAAGACTTCAGTTATTTTTATCAGCTTGCACACAAAAATTTTGCGAAGTTTATGGAAGATAACGGAGGCATCTGGCGCGGTATTCCGACTGAAATGTTTGAAAAGCTCGGCAGCGGTTTCTTTCCTCAGTTGACTTCTAAATATTACTTCGACTTAGGACTCACTCCGCCGAGCTGGGGCAAATTAGGCTTGCCTTACTTCATTATTCCGACAAGCAAAAATCATTACTTCGCACGACTTACCATTTCAGAAGACGAAGCTAAAAAAATTGTCGGCGAAAATGTAAAAATCAAGCCTAAACCTCACCACGGCGAAATTGATTTGTTCCTGCTCGACGACCTCAAAAAAGCTAAGGACTCAGACACTTTCTTTCTGGTTGAAGGGCCTTTCGACGCACTCAGCATTAAAAAAGTCGGCTTTAAGGCTATTTCTTCATGGACTGCAGATATTTCCGCGCATATTCTGGAGCAACTTGCAGGCATTAAAACCAAACCGCGCATTATTGTTCTGTTGGACACCGACACTACAGGCATTCTAAACACTGCGAAGGTTGTCAGGAACTTACGCGAACTGGATTATAACGTCACTTCAGCTTATCTTCCGACTAAAATTACAAAACCTGACAGCGAAGTTGTGCGCATTAAAGACGCCAATGAGTTCCTGCTTGCCGATGAAGCGCAGTTCAAAAATTTTTTGCTCGATTTGATTAAGTCTAAGCAAGATACTTTTGAGCAGACTGCTTTTGAACAAGGCGGCTTTGAAAATAAAACCTCGCGGCAAGTCTTCACCGACTGCCCTGCAGATGTCAAAATTCCGCACGGCTTTTATCTCGGCAAGCGCGGTATCTACAAAATTTTTGAAACGCAGGACATGGAGAAAATTACCTCCACGCCGATTTTTGTCAGCAAAGTCCTTTGCAATCAGGACGGCAAAGACTATCAAGCCGAAATTTGCTTCAAGTCACGCCGCAAAGGCTGGAAATCTTTCACAACGCCACTCAGCGAACTCTACGACTCACGCACTTACGGCAGAAATTTTTGCGAAAGAGGCATTCCGCTGACTTCAAAATCTGCCTCCAGACTTTCGGCTTATCTTGTCGCTCAAATCGATATGCCGGAAAATATTGACCGCATTTCGGAAGATACCTACTACAGCAAGACAGGTTGGATTGACGGCAAATTTATTTATCCCGGCAAAGATTGTAAGGTAGTCAACGGCGGTTTCGATTACGATGAAGCATTTGCGGTTAAAGGCGAAAGACAAGCCTTGCTCGATATGGTCTTGGAAGGCTTTTACAGTTCATCTGCCGCAAGATTGACGCTCGGCGCAGTCTTCACCGCTCCGCTTGTCGACGCTTTAGGTTGCAGAAATCTTCAATTTCACCTCGCAGGCACTTCAGGCTCAGGCAAAACTACTTTTCTGAAATTGGCTTTCGGCTGTTTCGGTAATCCTTTCTTGCTGTACAGTTCTTTCAACTCAACGGTGAAACATATCCATCAACGCGCCGCCTGGCTCAATCACTTGCCTAACTGGCTTGATGAAATGCAACACGTTCACCCTAAAGACCGACCATTCATTGCAAGAAATTACATTTATCCTTTCGAGGAAGGCAAAACGACCGGCAGATTGACTAAAGACATTACCGAGCGTCCGACTGTTTACTTCAGAGGCACAAGAATCACCACAAGCGAAGATTCAATTACCGAATACGTCAGCGAACAAGGCGCATTAAACCGCGTGCTTGAAATCGACGCTAAAAATATCATAAGTCCGCAGTTCGCAAAAAAAATTATTCAATTCTTCGCCAAAACACCAAGCTACGGACATTTAGGCAGAGAATTCATTGAAAAGCTCACTCCCGACCGACTTGAAAAACTTGCTGAAATGTATGAAAAATTGCAGCTTGAAATCAAGTACAAGGCTTTAGTCAATCACGGCTTTACAGGTTCGATTGAGGAAGTTGAAGACATTCCCGACTACGCAACAGGCATAAATCCGCACCACATTCCATACTACGCCGCCGCTTATACCGCACTTTACGCTTTCGGAATGACTTTCATGAAAGACAACGACCTCAGCAACACCTTGAAAACCTTAATCGCTATCGATATCGATGAAATCCTTGCAAAGTCTGCCGTCACCAATGAAACCTCCAACGCCGAAAGATTTTTGCCGGTCATTCAGGAAAGTTTAATCAGCTTGCATTCAAGGTTCGGCATTCAGCGTTCCGACGGCAAGGTTATGTACAATGAACAAGGCGCAATGCTCGGCATCATCGGCAACGACGATACTATTTACTTTAATGCGCAGGAAATCAATAACTACTTGAAGTCGCAGGGAGCTTTTGCTACGCGTGACATTTGGCGCGGTCTTCATGACTTCGGCGCATTGATTGAAGACAACGACAAAAATCACAAGTACAAAAAATATATGTACTTCAAGACAACGACTGACAAACCTATTGAAGGTCGCTTCTACGCACTTAAAGCGCACGCCGATAAATTGATTGAGGAAGCTAAGGCAAGGCAAGTTCGGGAGCTTATGAACAAGGCTTATCGGCAGGCTGCGTAGAAAGTTATCAGAAGGCAGTATAGAGAAATCAGAGGGCAGAAATCAGAAGTCAGAAATCAGCAATCAGAAATCAGAAAATCTGACAACTGACAACTGACTACTCAAGGGATACGATTTTAAAAAAGCAAAAATCATACCCCTAAATTAAATTTTGCCATTTTTCAAGAAAAAATCACCAATCGAGAAATTTTTTACAAGATTTTTGGATTGATGATTTTTTTTTTGCATTTTTTAAGTCACAGATTTTTTTTCAGTCGAAGGCAAAAGCATTTTTCTACAGGTTTGACAGTTTGCCGACAGGTAAAAAGTCTAAGCACAATGCGCTTTTAAAGTCCTTCCTGCAGTATTGTATTACCTGTAGAATTGAATTTTGCTTTGTATTTTTTTTTGTTTTTTGAGGTTTGAATTCTGAAAGTTTTTCAGAAATAAAGTTGCATTTTTTCAAAATTTTTGCAAAGGCAATTTCGCGGCTACAGGTTTCTACAGGCGGCAAATTTGCTGTTGAAAGTTGCAGTAAGTCTTGATAGAATAAACATTATTCGACCGAAAGGAGCGAGGCAAATGACTTTGGAGGAAATATTGAAAGTCAGGTTTTTAAGTCGGAAAATGAAGCGTGAAAAGTCAAAGCTGAAAGACCTGCAGGAAAGTTTGACAAATACCACAGTCAGGCTGACAGGCATGCCGCGAAGTCCGAACAAAGTCAGTGTAATAGACAAGGTGTCGGCACAGCTTTTGGACGCAGAAAAAGCATTTGCCGAACTTGAAAGTCAGGTGGCGGAGGAATCGAAGACACTTGCCGACAAAATTCAATCCGCCTTCGCCAAAGTCATTGAGCAATATTATTTTGAATGTCAGACGCTGATTTATCGCTACTGCTGTGATTATAATTTCAGGAAGATAGCGCAGTCGATAAAGTTTTCAGTGGCAAGTGTCTACCGCTTTCATCAGGTCGGCTTGAGTTATCTCGGCTTTAATGAATCAGAAATTTTGTATCTGCAGGCAAGTTGAGTAATCAGTAATCAGATTTTCTGCCTTCTGATAACTGACAACTGATAACTGATAACTGACAACTGATAACTGATAACTGATAACTGACAACTGATAACTGATAACTGATAACTGATAACTTTTGATTGACAAATTTTGTCAAGTGCCTTAAACTGTAAAATAACAAAAACTATGTTCAAAAAAATTTTTTCGTATAAAAAAAAGCAGTCAGGCGTTGAGCTTGGCTGTTTTTGCGTTAAACATTCCTCCGCAATTCCTTGACAAGCTGATTAAAATAATTATAATTTAATTGAAGTTAAGGAAAGGAGGAAATGCAAATGCCGATGACACCTGACAAGATGGCAAGATTTTTGAAGAAGAACAAGTTTCAAAAAGTCAAGGGCGGCAAGGGCGGACATCAGAAATTTTACAATCCGGAAAAAATCTGACAACCGAAGTGCCAATGCACAAACGCGACCTTACCAAAGGCGAAGAACACGACATTTTGAAACAGGCTGATTTGCTTGAAGAATATCGCAAAAAATAATCTTGAATCGAGCGGGGCAAAAGCCCTTGCTTTTGGTGAAATCGACAAATGCGAAATTATGAAATATCCTGCAATATTCTTTGAAGACGGCGAATATGTCGGGGTGGAATTTCCTGACTTGCCGGGCTGCTACTCGCAAGGCAAAGACTTGGCAGAGGCTGAAACAAATGCCTCAAAAGCGTTGACAGATTTTTTGAATGCTTATGAAACAGTGCCTGAAGCTACAGACCTTTCGGCAGTGCAAAGAAAAGCCGATACGCTTGCAATACAGTTTGTTGAGGTTGCTCCTTCAGGTGAGGACACGCACGAACTTTTTTATAATGAAGAACTCAACAGGCTTGTGACATTTCCAAAAAATCAAGAACTGTTGGGCAGTAAGCTCAGCGAAAAAATAAAACTTGCGGCAGGTGCGGCATGAACGGCGGAGCGCGTCCTGGAGCAGGACGCCCGGTCGGTTGGCGCAAAGGCTTTTCTGAAAAAAGGAAAGTTCGCAGTCTTGTGGCGCACGACGATGAATGGCACTTGATAAAAAAATTTGCCGACCTTGTGAAGCGCGGCAACAAAAAAATCTGCGCCGAATTTTTGGAGCGGCAAAATTTTTAGGTACTTCCGGCGATTTGAAAAGATTGCGGGGCGCAAACGACCTCCAAAGCCGCGCCGGACAACAAAATTTTTTTTTGCATTTCCTACCTATGAAAGTAACACAAATCAAAAATCTTACAGTCAGTCAAAGCGACTTGGGCAAAGCGTTAAACCTAACCGACCGCAGAATCAGGCAGTTGGTTGAAGAAAAAATCTTTCCGCGCGATGACACCGATCCGCAAGGCGGAGTTTTTTTGTTTGAAAGTCTGAGGAATTATTGGCTTCGGCAAGTCGAAAAGAACGGCGATGACTATTTCAAAGTCAAAGCTCAGCATGAGGAAGTCAAAAAGCAACTTTCGGAAGTCAAATTGCGTCAACTTGAAGGTGATTTATATCTTGCAGTTGATGTTGAGTCTGCATTGGCGGAGGTTTTAACCACGCTGCGGACAAATTTGTTGGCACTTCCTGCTAAGTTTTCAGTTCAGCTTGAAGGCAAAAGCCCTGCCGAAATAAATTCAATCTTGACCGCCGAAATTGAAGACAAGTTGCTTGAAATATCGAACTTCAATTTGACAAATCAATAAAAAAAAATTACAATGATATTGCAAAAAATGACTTAAAAATAAAAAGACAGTCGCAGGTCGGCTGTCTCTCGCATGGTAAACATACAAAAAACCGCCGCGCTGCAAAATGGCGGTTTTTTCAGTTACTTACTTAAAAATAACGTCGAAGAGCACAGCAGCAGTGGAAATCGCTTGCAGTGCAAGACTAATCATTTCAAACTTAGTCATGCTGCACTCCTCCACTCAAAAAAAGCTGAGAGAAAGACCGACCATTTGACTGTCACGGCAGATTATAAAATAAAGTTGTGAAAATTTAATGAAATCGAAAGCTGAGTTAATTCAATTTTGCTTAAATCAACTTTCGCCGATCAAAAAAATGTCGGTGAGTGAGTGGGCGGACGCATTCAGGCAGTTACCTTCGACAAGTGCGGAGCCCGGACGCTGGAAAACTGACAGAACGCCATATATGCGCGAAGTGATGGACGCGTTCACCGATGACAAAATACACCGCGTGGTTGCAATGACATCAAGTCAGGTCGGGAAAAGCGAAGTTTTAAATAATGTAGTCGGCAGAATGGCGCATCTTGATCCTGCAACGCTGATGATAATTCAACCGACCGAAGGCTTAGCCGAAAAATACAGCAAAACGCGCATTTTGCCGATGATACAAGACACCAAAGTTTTAACGCCGCTTTTTAACAATCGCAATCAAACAATCCTTGAGAAATATTTCACAGGCGGACAGCTTTTGATAGTCGGAAGCAACAGTGCGGCAAATTTAGCGTCGCAACCTGTGCGGATAGTGCTTTGCGATGAGGTTGACAGGTTTGTTGAAGATGTCAACGGTGAAGGTGACCCTGTCGGACTTGTTGCGAAAAGAACCACGACTTTTTGGAATTATAAAATCGGACTTTTTTCAACGCCGACGATAAAAAATCACAGTCGCATAGAGCAGGAATTTTTACTTGGCACGCAGGAATATTGGTCATACAAGTGTCCGAATTGCGGTGAATTTTTTCACTTAGACTGGAGAAATTTCGTTACCCGAGAGGTAATAAAATATAGATGTCAAGATTGCGGCTTTGATTTTACCGAGCGTGAAATAAAAAATTCCGAACAAAAATATATAGCGAAAAATCCCGACGCGCTGAAGAAAGGCATTCGGAGTTTTTGGGTGAATGCGTTTTCAAGTCCATGGCTTAGTTGGGCGCAGGTTTTTGAGGAATGGAATGAGGCGCGGGGCAAACCTGCGGCAGAAAAAGTTGTAGTCAACACGCGGTTCGGTGAAAGTTATGAACTTGCGAAAGACAGCAGTTTACTTGATGAAAATGAATATTTAAAACGCCGTGAGGACTACAAGGCAGAAGTTCCGGACGGCGTTTTATTGTTGACTGCGGCGGTAGATGTTCAGGCAAACAGGCTTGAATTTGAAATTGTAGGTTGGTCGAAAGGTGAGCAGAGGTTCGGCATCTGGCGCGACATTGTGCAAGGAAATCCTGCGCAGATGTCGACTTGGCAGGATTTGGACGCAGTGCTTGACAGGCAATATTACTTTGCCGACGGACGCAGTTTGAAAGTTGCCAGAACATTTATTGATTCAGGCTACAACGCGCAATTTGTGTATCAATATTGCAGTGAAAATATTCACAAAGGCAGGTATGCAATCAAAGGCAAAGGTGCGGCAGGACTGCCGCTGATTTACCAATACACCTATCCGAAAGGCTACGGAATTACTTTGACAATTTTGGGCGTGAATGACGGCAAGCAGGAAATTTTTTCAAGGCTGAAATTGGACGGCGGCGACCATTTTATGCATTTTCCGATTGATGATAAATATTTTGTGCGTCGCGGCTATGATGAAATTTATTTCAAGCAACTTTTTTCTGAAAGACAGGTATTAAAGCGGACTTCAGGCGTTGCATATCTTGCCTATGAACCGCTCCACAAAGGCATCAGAAATGAATCTCTGGATTTGGCGGTGTATTCCTATGCGGCAATGGTTTCAATGCATATTGATTTTGACAGATTGGAAGCGGAAATCAGCGGCGAAGTTGTAGTACAGCCTGCGAAAGTCAAATTGAAGTCGCGAAAGATTGAGGTTTACTGACTACTTCAAAAAGACAGCGACGGCAATGGCAATAACGCCGACAATCACGCCGATGTTTTGCGCGTGCAGACTTTGAAAGGCTTGGCGCATTTCAGTAATTTCATTTGCACGCATTTCATTTTGCTTACGCATTTCATTTTTGAAGTCGCGCATTTCAGTTTTAAAATCGCGCATTTCTTCTTTAAAGTCTTTCATTTCTTGCGCCAAAATTTCAATTTTTGCATTAGTTTGAGCATTTATAACATCTTGTCTTGTAAAATCCGACATTTTAAAAACCACCTTCATTTTTTTTTGCATTATAATTCAGGAGTCTGAAAAAATTATGACATACAAAGAACTGCAGCGCGAAAGATTGAAAAAATATATTGCGGCGGAAGAGGCGATACTTTTAAATCAGGAGTACACCATCGGGCAGAGAAATTTTCGGCGCGCAGACCTTGAAGATGTCCGCAAAGTCATTCAAGCGTTATTGGACAGCGGCGTTACACTTGAAGATGATGATATGTCGATTTATGAAGGTCGGCAGGCGCGTACGGTCTTTATTGACTAAATTGGTGAAATTATGAAACGCAGATATAAAAACAGCGGCTTATCGGAAGGCGCAGGCAGTCTGATTAAAAAGACATTGAAGTCGTGGCTGCCGAAACATTACAGCGCAGTCAGTGACATTGATCACAATTTGGAAACAGTCCGTGCGCGGAGTTACAGCTTGTTTGTGAATTCACCTGTGGGGTCGGCGGCAATAAAGACAATGGCGCAAGGCGTGGTAAATGAAGGACTTAAAGTCTTTCCGCGCCTTAATCACACAGCCTTGAATATGTCGATTGATGAAGCAAGGTCGTGGGAGGAAAAGACCAAGCAGGAATTTGAACTTTGGTCGGAGTCGGTGGAATGCGATTTTTACAGGCGCAATACCTTTTGCGAACTTCAGCGGCTCAGCTTTATAAATCAGCTTACCGACGGCGACTGTGCTTGCTTATTCAGGAGAAAAATTTCACAAAGTCAAAATCCCTACAGCCTGCGCTTGCAACTGATTGAGGCAGGGCGCATTTGTAATCCTCAGCAACAAGGCGGCGTGATATTTAACAATGTCGATATGCAGCGCGGCAATTCCAGAATTGTAAACGGCGTTGAAGTTGATGTTTCGGGGCATTTGAAGGCGTTGTGGATTGCAAACAAGATACCGACTGAATTTAACACGACAAAAATTTTGACTTCATGGAGCAGAGTGAAATTTTTCGGTGAGCGGTCTGGCGAGCAAAATTTATGCTTTTTATGCAATGATTCCAGAATTGAACAATTTCGCGGTGAGCCTTTTCTTTCGCCGGTGATTGAGATAATCAAGAACATTGCGCGGTACACTGACGCAGAATTAACATCGGCGATAGTGAAAACCTATTTCAGCATATTTTTTACTCAGGCATTCAGCGACAGGAATTACGGCTTAAAGCAAATAGTGCCGTCAGTGGACATTGACACTTCAGAAATGCAACTCGGTCCCGGCACCTTGACAGGACTGCCGCCCGGCGTAAATGTTCAGTCAGTCAGTCCTGCAGGCGCGGCAAGTACTTTTGAATCATTCACAATTCAACTTTTAAAGCAGGTCGGCGCGGCACTTAATTTGCCTTATGAAGTCTTGATGAAAAATTTTCAAAGCAGTTATTCAGCGTCAAAGGCGGCATTATTGCAGGCAGAAAATGAATTTCGAAGGCGTCGAGAGGCTTTTATTGTCGATTTCTGTCAGCCGATTTACCGCAATTTTTTAGCTGAAAGCATCGCGCTCGGCAGGATTGACGCGCCGGGCTTTTTTGATGACGCGCTTACTAAAAATCTGTGGTGCAGTGCTGACTGGCGAAACTCAACAAATTTCTGCTTGGATCCTGTCAAGGAAGTTCAGGCGGCAAAATTGCGTTTGGAGCTTGGTTTAAGTTCGCACACGAAAGAGGCGACGAATTTGTCCGGCGCGGATTATCTTGAAAATTTGCGGACATTGCGAAAAGAAGAACAACTCAGAAAAAGTTTATTTGAAGTTGAACCGCAGGACGCTTAAATTTTTTGACATTATAGACAAAGGAAGTGAAATTTAGTTGAAATTCTGGAACAAAATCGAAAATGACATATTTATTTACGGCGACATTCAAGCGCAGGAAATTTTTGAAAGTGATGTGACTGCGAAGAAATTTGCCGATGATTTAAAGTCCTGCAGCGGCGCGGTAACAGTGCATATTAACAGCAACGGCGGAGATTGTTTTACTGCTCTGGCAATATCGAACTTAATCAAGGCGCACAAAAACTTTGTCACAGTCGCTATTGAAGGCATATGCGCAAGTGCGGCGACCTTGATTGCTTGCGGCGGTCACAAAGTCATTATGGCAGAAAATGCGCTGATGATGATTCACCTGCCGAGCGTCGGACTTTGTGATTTTATGACTGCGCCTGAGCTTGAAAAAGTTGCCGACAGCTTAGACAAAGTCAAAAATTCAATTATTGAAGTGTACAAAAGTCGCACAGGTCTTGAAATTGCCGAACTTGAAAAAATGGTTGAGGCGGAGACTTGGTTGACGGCGCAGGAAGCTAAAGACTTAAATTTTATTGATGAAATCAGCGGCGCGGTTGAGGAAAAAATCGACGACGCAAAAAAACTTGTGATAATAAATTCGGTCACATTGAAGGCTGATTATTTTTTGAAAGCGATTGAGAAGAAGTCAGAGGGCAGAAGTCAGAAATCAGAAGTCAGAAATCAGAGGGCAGCAGTCAGAGGTCAGTTATCAGCGGTCAGTAGTCAGAGGTCAGAATCTGATAACTGTTTACTGCCTGCTGATTACTCAATTTCGACTGAAAGGAGAAATTTAAAAATGAAAACTGAAACACTTTTGGACAAAATCAAGAACCTTTTGACAGGCGACAAGGTTGAAAAAGTCAGTCAGTCGGTAGTTGAGGAAAGACAGCGCATTGAATCACTGCAGAAGTTGAAAACAGATAACGCGGCAGTCAATGCGATTATTGATGTGGCAGTCAGTGAAGGCGCGAAGGCTTCTGAAGTGCAGAAATATATTGATGCAGTGGCGAATGTTGAAATTTCAGACAATGTCGGCGAAAAAATACTTGCGCTGATTCAGGACAATTTGACTTCAGGCGCGGAGTCGGTCGGCGGCAGTTTTGAAGTTGATAAATCGAAGTCGAAAGCTGAAATGATAGCCGATTTTGCAAATAAAATGCGTTAATTTAGCTGACGATCAGATAAATTTGAGGTGATAAAATGGCATATTTTGAAAAAGTTGAATCAATAAAGCGCGATGAACTTTTTGCAGGAATTGAAGTACCTGTCAGGCTTGAAAATGTAAGTCTCAGCGGCGGTGCAGTCAGAGGCGAAATTTTGGCAAGCAGTATTTCAGGCGGAGTTTTTGCCGGCGTATCAAGCAGTCTTGACGCTGAAAAAGTGCTTGTGATTGCGGCGGAAGATGTTACCGACACTCAAACGGTTGTAACAAGTGCTTACACTTCAGGCGACTTTAATTTACAGAAACTTTCGACAGCGTCAAGTGTTGTGAGTGCGGCAGATTTTAAAGAAAATTTGCGCAAAGTCGACATCATTATTTCAAACACAAAACAAGGTTAATTCAGGCAAAATTCACCGACAAAGTTTATAATGCTTTTGAGGTGATTTTTATGAAAATTTTGCTGAAATTTAAGGCAGGATTAAATTTTTTAATTGCGCCGTTCAAAGTTTCAAGACGTGCCGAAATTCACAAAAAATATTCCGCCGAAAATGACAAAAAAATTTTGCTCGGCGATTGGTTCGCAGTCGGCAATGACTTTCGCGAGGTGTTGAAGACTTATGGAAAATGAAGCGCAAGTGCAAATGACTTTGACGCAGGAAGTTAAATCGCCTCTGCCTTTAGCCTCAGAAGTCGCAGGCTATGAAAATTTACTTCCCGGCAGTGCGGACAGAATTTTAAATTTAGTCGAAAAGCAAGCCGCGCATCGCCAAGAACTTGAAAAAGCCGAAATCATTTCCGACACAAAAAACAGTTTTTACGCGCTGATTTTTGCATTTGTCTTCGCAATGAGCGTTTTAATTTCGGCAGTTGTTTTAATTTTATTCGGACACAGCGAGGCGGCGGCAATAGTCGGAGTCGGCGGAATCGGCACAGTTGTCGGCGCATTTCTGCAAAATAAAAAAAGTGATTAAACTCAGCTGAAAGGCTGATTTTTTTTTGAGGTGATAAAATGCAAAATATTTTTACAGCCGATTTGGTAACTTTAATTCAGGCAATCGAACAAATAAAAGCTCCAAGTACCTATCTTGTAGACACTTTTTTTCCGAACAAAATGCCTGTGTCATTAACCACAAAAGTTGCTGTGGAATTTATGAAAGGCAAGCGCAAACTTGCGCCGTACATAGTCAAAGGCAGTGGCGGCATCACAGTCGGTCGCGAAATTGCAAATGCAAATTATTACTCCGCGCCGATGATTGGTGCAAAGCGCATTATTACAGTTGAAGACCTTGAGCAACGTCAGTTCGGCGAACAACCTGTATTCAGTCAGGTGACACCTGCCGAGCGTGCGGCTGAGCTTCAGGCGCGTGACTTGGTTTATCTGCAAAATTTAATCTACAATCGCATGAACAAGATGGCGGCAGATATTTTAACTGCAGGTCAGGTTGAAATTAAAGGCTACGCCGATGACGGCAGCACAGTCCGCGAAGAAACAATCGACTTCCAATTTACCGGCAACAAAACGCCTGCGACGCTCTGGAATAATAACGCGTCAAAAATTCTGGAAGATTTAACTGCTTACTGTGATGAAATTGCGGAGGAAAGCGGCGAACTTCCCGACATTATGGTATGCGGCGCGAATGTTGAAAAATATCTGCTGGCAAATAAACAGCTCTGTGATATGCTGATGATTTCAAACCGCAGTAATTTGACTGTGGCAAGTCTTAATCCGCACTACACCGCGCCACAAGCACGCTACTTAGGCTACATCAACAGCTTAGGTCTTGAAGTTTACAGCTATCTTGAAAAATATTTTGATGATGAAACAAATCAGGCAGTGCCGTTTATACCTGCAAACAGCGTCATTCTTGCAAAAGCTAAGAAAGGCAAGCAACTTTTCGGCGCAGTGACTTTAGCCGACAAAAATGCAGGTTTTCAGACCTATTCGACCGAACTTGTGCCGCGCTATTTAATCAGCGAAGAAAATAACCAGACTTCGCTTTCAATGTTCAGCAGATGTTTGTTAGTGCCGGACGAAGTTTCAAGCTGGATTCACATTAAAACTTGCGGCTAAAAAAAACTCCTTCCTTCTTCAGAAAAAAATCAGCAACACTTGCTACAATTTTTTGACATAGAGGAGGAGTTTTTTTGCAATATGTTTATCCGGCAGTGTTTTACAAAGATAAAAAGTTGCCTGAAACTTATTCGGTGATTTTTCCCGACGTTTCAGGCGCAGTAACCTTCGGCTTTTCATTGTACGACGCAATTTTTATGGCTGAGGATGCTTTGGCAGGAATTTTGACAGGCTTTGAGGACGGCGAAATTTCAAACAAAGTACAAGAACCTACGCCGATTGAAAAAGTAGTTGCCGAGCCTGATGAATTTTCCGAAAGCGCATTTGTAACTTTAATCAAGGCAGATACCGACGCATATCGCAAAATTTTGGAAGTATTGCCGCCGCGCGAAGAATCGGACGAAGATGATGAAACCGAACTGCCTGAAACATACGCGCGTGAACTTTGTCGCGTGGCAGGGATTGAATATCCTTTCGGTGCGGAAAAATGAGGGGCGGAGCAAGGCAGGGCGCAGGGCGTAAGCCGGGCAAGCAGAAAGATTTTTCAGAAATGCGCCCGACAAAAACACTTCGCGCCTTCGACGATGAATGGCTTTTGATAAAAAAATTTGCCGACTTTGTAAAACACAATGACAAATCAAAGGCAGAAAAACTGCTTGAACAACTTGACGCTTAGGAGGCGTTTTTTTTATGCTGAAATTTAACTCAATCTATCAAGGCGACTGCCTCGAACTTATGAAACACATTCCCGACGGCTCAATAGATTTAATCTGCACAGATCCGCCGTACTGTGTCGGAGCAACTTCCAATGGCTTAAAAAGCAGTTATTCCGACTTAAGTTTGATAAAGCCTTTTTTTAATGAAGTGTTTCAACAATGGCAAAGAGTTTTGAAGGACGGCGGACACGCTTATTGCTTTACAGATTGGCGGACTTATCCTTTGCTGTATGGTGTAATGCAAAAATCTTTGACAGTCAGAAATTTAATTGTGTGGAATCACAAACTATTAAGACCCGGCAACTGGTATCGCTATAGCTATGAACTTGTAATTTTTGCGACGAAAGGCAAAGCTGAAAGAAATTTTGGCGGCTCAGAGCGTGACATAATAGAAATAAAACCTGCGACCGATGAAATGTGTCCAAACAGGTTGCACAGTTCGCAAAAGCCGCTTGAACTTCTTGAAAAGCTGATAACAAACAGCACAGTTGAAGGCGACAAAGTGCTTGATTGTTTTATAGGCAGCGGAAGTACAGCCGTTGCGGCGATAAATACAGGCAGACAATTTATCGGCTTTGAACTTGATGAACATTACTTTGATGTGGCTTGTGACAGGATAGTTGAAGCTGAAAATAAAAAAAATGCTGAGCAAGAAATTTTGTCAGCGTGAATGTTGGTTAATGAAGTCGATAGCGGCTTGTCTGTTTGTATGTTTTAAAATGCGTGCAAATTCCAGAATCAATTTCCATTCAGTTGAAGTTGCGCGGAGTGAATGATTTTCGCGGACTTCATCAGCTTCAAGCGGACGACCTGCGCCGCAGCGTTTACCGCCTCTGGGCATTTCTGATAACCTTCCACAGCGTAAAGGCAGTAATTGCAAACGCCGCGCCGGTTAAGATTAAAGTTAATTCTTGCATTTTTTGCGGTATGGACGGCAGAATACTGACACCCTCAAGCGAGGGGGCAGGCTTTTTCACCTGCCGACAGATTTAATGTCTGTTTTGATCGCGGTACATCTTGTACATCAGAATTGCAGTCACCAGCTGAATTCCTGCAGTAACCAGGTTTGCCGCGGTTATTATTATGTCAGTCAAGCTACCGTCCATACCTTACACCTCCTCTTGATTTGATGATTGAATTATAACACAGCTTTTAATTGTGTCAAGTCGTTTTCAAAGCGTTTTGATATTTTTTTTGGAGAAAATTTATGGCGAAGATATTTAAAGACCTGCTGGGCATAGATGCGGCGGTAATAATGAATGTGACTGAGTTTGCGGAATATTTGGAACTGAACGGCGTAATCTTGGCGTGTCAGTTTTGTCCGTCGACTGAAAAAATGCTCGGCGGCGAAAATAAAAACTATGAAGGCTTGCATGGCGATATGGCGCAGTTGTATTTCAAGACAGCTGATTACACTGCGAAAAGTCAAAAGCCGATTCCGAAACAAGGCGACTGGATTTATCTTGAGGTTAAGAACCTGAAAAAGCGTTACAGAGTGATGAAGGCTGAGGACGAACTCGGCGTAATGTGTTTGACACTTTCGACTTACAGGCAAAATAACAATGTTCACAATCAGCGTTAATTTAGACCAAGCGGCGGCGGCAATGAGTCGAATACCCGGCGCAGTACAAAAAGCAGTCAAAAGCTCCGCACGCAAAACATTACAAAGTGCAAGGCGTGAAGCAGTTTCCAAAGTCAAGGCGCGATACACTTCGCCGACTTCGATTTTTACAGGCTCTTTGTCAGTCAAAAGTTCAGCGTCGGGCGGAGCAATTAAATCTACAGGCAGTCGCAATCCGCTTGAAAAATTCAAGGCGACACCTTCAGGCAGAATAACTCAGCGCGGCAGATACATAAAAGCCGAAGTAGTGCGCGGACAAGGCGGAACGCTTCCGAAGGCGTTTAGAAAATCATCAGGCGCAAGCGTTTTTGAAAGGCTGGGCGCAAATCGCTTCCCAATCAAAAAATTAAAATCGGTAGGCGCGCCATCAATGCTCAATGTTCCACAAGTTCGCGAACCTGTCATGCAGAAAATTGAAACTGAATTTCCAAAACATTTTCTTTCGGCAGTCAGTCAGATGTTGTGAATTTAGCTAACGGTTAGAAAAATTTGTTTGACTTTTAGATTTAGCTAACAGTTAGACAAATTTGTTTGACTTTTAGATTTAGCTAACAGTTAGACAAATTTGTTTGACTTTTAGATTTAGCTAACAGTTAGAAAAATTTATTTGACTTTTGAATTTAGCTAACAGTTAGAAAAATTGGAGGAAAAATGACACCGATTTTTTTGATAACAGAACTTGCAAAAGCATTGCGTGAAGTGGTGAAAGACTTTGAGTTTGTGGCAGAACTTCAACCTGCAAAACCTGTGACAGTTTATGAACAATATTTGCCGAGCGACAGATTTCAAGTCGACAGTTTTTATCCGCTGGTGATAGTGTCATTGGACAGCGTGGTTAAGACGGCTTTCAAGGTTGGCGGGATATGTTTAACCTTGCGGAGCGCATTTGCCAATTTCTGGACGCAACACCGATTTTGGCAAAAAAATTTCCGCTGCACAAAAAAAGTGCCTTCACGCCGCAGGAAACTCAGCCTTTTCCATTTTTCAACGGCTTTATTGTGGTGGAATATGTTTTAGGCTTGGTGCAATATTGAGTAGTCAGAGAGCAGTTATCAGTTATCAGAATCTGATTACTGCTTACTGATAACTTAAAACCGACCGAAGGGAGGTTGAGAAAAATGAAATTGAAACTTCGCGGACAAGACTTTGACTGGATAAATGATTTTTTGTCCGATAAAGATGTTGAGGTTTATGTCGGCAAAGACTGCGAAGGCAATGAAGTTTTCACAGGCGACATTGTGACTGATACGCAAAACGGCGGTGACTACAAAGTTGCAATGACGCTGGATTTAAATTTTTTGCCTTTCGACAGTTGCATTGGTAATTTTAAATTGAAGTCGAATTAGTCAACAGTTGACTAAATTACAAATTGAGGTGATTAACTTGCAGACAATTTATATTGGCGAAACAAAAAAAGTCGGTGATGTGGACTTGAAAAAATATCGCGTCTACACTGAGCGACCGACTGAAATTATTGAAAAACTTAAACAGCTTGGCGAAAAATTGGTTGAGAAAAAATTTATCGCCGTTGACAAATTCGCAGGCTTAAAGTGACTTTATAAACTCCGCGCATTTATCTTTATCGCCTTTTTTGACTTCGGCGGCAAATGCTTTTATCAGTTGCCATTCTGCGTCATAGGCTTTAAGACTTCGCATGGTTCGCACGCCTTCAGCCTTCCGATGACCGACAGGCATTCCGCCTTTTCGCGGCTCACCTTTCTTGTTCATTTAATCACCGCCGCCAAAAACGCCGCCACCGACAAAATAAATGCGCCGTGTTTCAAAATTTTTTGCATAGCTTTTCCGCTTTCTCCTCTCTCATTTGATGATTGAATTGTAACATAAATCTTAATAAAAGTCAATACTTTTTTGAAAAAGGTATTGGCAATTTTTTTTTAGGAGATGATTAAATGGCATATTATCACGGCATAAAGACAAGTGAACTGCCGACCAAGATTTTGCCGACTGTAGATGTTGAGTCGCCGATTTTCGCGGTAGGTACGGCACCTGTGCATTTGGCGACAAATCCTGCAAAAGCAAATACGCCTGTACTTTGTTATGAACTTGCGGAATATGTTGAGCAGTTCGGCTACGACGGAGACTTTGATAAATACACGCTGGACGAAGTTGCAAGCAGTGCATTTCAGCTGTTCAAAGTTGCGCCGGCAGTCTTTGTAAATGTTCTGGACAAAGATAAGCATTACACAAAAATTTCAATGGAAGTCAGCGGAATAACTTCAACGCCACTGACTTTGACAAATCCTGTCATCGCGGAGACTTTGGAAATTACTTCGCGCAAAGTTGAGGAAACAGCTTTAATCGCCGACACCGATTACACCGCGACAACGCAAATCACCGAAGAAGGCACAATCACAACCATTGACATAAAAGTTGATGCAGAAATTCCGTCCGACACGCTGAAAATAATTTACACGCTTGAAGGCTTGGTGGCGAATGTTGAAAAAAATGTGTCGGAGTTGCCTTATGCACTGCCTGCAGGCGCGACAGACATTTCGGTTAAGGCGATTGTCACGACTGAAAACACATTGGTCAAAGATGAAGATTATTACGCCGAATACAACAGCGACAATGAATTTGTTATTGAAATTATCGACGACGAAAAGATTTTTGATGACAGCGTTGCGATTGAATTTAATGAAGTTGACGCGTCGAAAGTCACGACTGCAGACATTATCGGCGGTTACGATGCAGTGTCGGGACAATACAAAGGTCTTGAAACCATTGAGCAGGTCTTTCCGAACTTCAGAATTACGCCGGGCTGTATCATTGCGCCGAAATTTAGTACAGATGTTACAGTGGCGGCGATTATGAAGGCGAAGTGCTATGACATTAACACAGTTTTTAATTGCATGGCATTGGTTGACATTCCGACCGATGAAGTGACAAATTACACTCAAGCCGCTGAATATAAAAACAAGAAAAATTTAATTGATCCTGCGCTTGTGGTGTGTTATCCGAAAGTCAGTTTGGGCGGCGTGCAATATCATTTGTCGACTCAGGCGGCGTGTTTGATGAATCAAGTTGATGCGCAAAAAGGCGACGGAATACCTTACATTTCGCCTTCAAATAATCGACTGCAGATTGATTCGGCTTGTTTGGAAGACGGCACAGAAATTTTTTACACGCTTGACCAGGCAAATTATTTAAACAGTCAAGGCATTTCAACTGCGCTGAACTTTGCAAACGGCTGGGTCTTCTGGAATAATTCAACTTCGGCATTTCCGGCAACTACCGATGTTAAAGACAGATTTTTAAGTGTGCGGAGAATGTTTTTGTGGCTTCGGAATACAATAGTTTTAAGTTATTGGTCACGCGTCGACGGCCCGATGAACCGCCGTTTCATTGAAAGTTTTCTGGATTCAATCAATATTTTTATGAACGGCTTGAAGGCGAAAGGGGTAATTCTGGGCGGCAGGATTGAATTTAATGACAAGGAAAATCCGACGACCGACCTTTTGAGCGGCAAAGTAACTTTTCACATCTATTTTTCGCCGCCAATTCCCTGCGAAGAGCTTTTATTTTTGGTAGAGTTCGATCCTGAAGAATTAAATTCTTTATTTGCCTGAAAATTTTTTCGGCGAAGTTGCCATTTTAATTTTATGCTGCAACTTCTTGAGCAAGTTATTTTGTTTTTATTTTTTGCGCTGATGAACTTTTTGCCGCAAATTTCGCAAATTCTGATTTCAAAAGGTGAATGTTCGCGTTTATATTTATCGTGACAAGCTGGTGAACAGTACGGCGAATTGTAATTATTGGCGTTTCGGAATGTGAAAGTTTTTCCGCACTGCTTGCAAACTCCGATTTTTAATTCGGCTGCGTTATTATGAATCCTGCGATGTTCTGCAGTTGTTATCAGTGCTAAATTTGAAATGTCATTGTTTTCGGGATTGAAGTCCTTATGGTGAATCTGATAATTTCCTTCGGGAATCTCACCATAATAGTAATTCCAAACGGCGCGATGGATTGGAATGTGACGCGCATAATGTGCTGACTCAGCTTTTCGGTAAGTAATGCGTTAAATTTCTGGTGCGTCGCGTCAACTTGTTCAACTTTCGGCGGACTTTTAAGCAAGTCCAAAATTAAATTTTTGACGCGATGTCTTTCAAAGGCAGTTTCGACGTTCTTCCAAAGTACTTCAAGCGCGTCAATTACAGCGTCAAGATTTTTCATTTTCCTCACCTCAGCTTGATTCTACAAGTTGCAGGTGAATTTTTTATGAAGGCTGAAAATTGACAAGTGTGTTGCATTGCGTGTAAAATAGCGTCGAAGGGAGGGAGAAAAAATGCCGATGACAGGTCGAGAAATGATAAAATATTTGCTGAAAAATGGAATGAAGAAAGTTAAAAAAGGCGGCAAGGGCGGACATCAAAAAATGTTGAATCCCGCAACCGGACAAACAACCGAAGTTCCGTCGCACTCAAAAGAACTTGGTAAAGGAATTGAGCGCATTATTTTAAAGCAAATCGGACTGTTAAAGTGAACGGCGTTTTTTCAATCGTTATGGCAAGTCATTTTTATCCGACAATTTTTTTTCCTGACGAACCTTGCGGCTTCGGCGCGGTAATTCCCGACATTGAAGGCTGTTTGACGCAGGGCGAAACTTTGACAAAGGCAATGTATTGGACAATCGACGCAATAGGCACGATGCTTGACGGCGTGGACGAAAAAGACTATCCGCCGCCGTCGAAGGTTGAAGACCTTGACCTTTCGGAATATCCCGGCGCAATCGTCAATATCATTGAGTTCAATCCCGATGTCTGGAAAAAGACCTTTAATCCGATCCGCAAGGCACGCGAACAGGCAGGAATGTCTATTAAAGAACTTTCAAACATACTCGGCGCGCCTTACAGAACTGTACAGGATTGGAACAGCGGCGCAAGAAAACCTCCAATCTGGTTGCAAAATTTAATTGTGGAAAAAATACAAAACTCAATTTAGTTGAAGTGAACAACTTCAGCTTTTTTTTTATGAAGGAGATGAAATTTTATGCCTTCCTATAATGTTATTCGTGCAAATTTAATCAACTATGAAGTGTATGACGAAACCGAAGGCTCAGAAAGGCTTTTAGGCACAGCGTCGGTTGATTTGCCGGAACTTGAATTTTTATCGGCTGAACTTAAAGGCGCAGGAATTGCCGGCAAAGTAAATTTTCCGATTTTAGGTCACACAAATTCGCTCACCTGTACACTGCACTGGATGTCGATTCACAGCGATTTAACAAGCTTGTCCGCGCCCGGTTCGCATATGGTTACACTTCGCGGAGCCTTGCAGCAGTATGACGCGGCTACAGGTCAAATGATTGTTTCACCTGTCAAAATTACAATGCGCGTTTTGCCTACAAAAATGTCGCTCGGCAAATTTGACCCCGGTGAACAGACTGACAGCAAAAATGAACTTTCAATCAATTATTTAAAAATGACTGTCGACGGTGAAGAACTTCTGGAAATTGACAAACTCAATTACATTTACCGCGTCAATGGTGAAGATTATCTCACCGACACGCGCGAGGCAGTAGGTCAGTAATCAGTAATCAGAAATCAGTAATCAGAAATCAGTAATCAGAAATCAGTAATCAGAAATCAGTAATCAGAAATCAGTAATCAGAAATCAGTAATATCAGTAATCAGAAATCAGTAATCAGAAATCAGTAATCAGAAATCAGTAGTCAGAGGGCAGAAAATCTGATTACTGCTGACTGACTACTGACTTCTTAAAAAAAGCAGGTTTTGAAAAAAGTTGTTCGGCAGGTTTGGAAGGAGATATTTTTATGGCTGAATTTGCTAATGCCACTACCGCCAACGTCAAAATGAAAATCGACATGACGGCGGAAGGCAATATTGCACAAAGCGGCGACACAGTTTCCGGCAGTAAAAATCCTACGCTGAAAGGCATTAAAGCTGCCGCGACTCTTGCGGAGGCTAAAACTGTGTTCAATGCTTTTTACGGCACTATCGCAGGTGCTACTTATGACAGTTTGACTGCGGAAAAATCGATAAAGACAGGAGTTGTTGACTAATGGCACAGGCTACGATGAAACTTACTGCTTCATTTGCAGACAGTGACACGCGCGTTGTTGAGCTTGGCCCGTTCGATCCGAACTCCGACGCAATCACAAACGCAAAGACCAACATTGCAACCTTCAATACAAATGTCGGCAGTCTTTCAGGACTTTACATTTCCGACGGCGGCGCAAATTGCACAGGCATCACCGCTGCAGAAATTATTGTCAAAAATGAAACTGTCTACAACTTGAATGATTAAGGAGCAAGCGTGACGCTTGACCCTGTAAGCGCGGTTTAATGTTGAAACAAATTTGACAAATGCGCCGCGCAAAAAATCTTTTGAAAGGAATGAATGCAATGAAAACAACTTTGATTTTGAATGAGTCGGCAAACTCCGCCGAAATCACAACGACAATTTCAAATGCCAATCCGCAGGCAACTGACGCACAACTTTACAACGCGGCAGTCGCACTCAGCGGACTTACAACCAACACATTTGTCAGCGCAATTCGCCGCGATGAAAGCGAACTTACCGCGCCCGACACTTTGCAAGGAGGTGCTGAATAATGGCTGATACCGTTAAATCTTCCAGCGAACTCAACTTGAATTTCGGCTATTACGACGGTGATACACACCTTTACAAGCTCCAAAATCCTAAATCGAACTTGACGGCGGCGCAAATCAAAACTGCCGCAAATGTCGTCATCAACAACAACGCATTTATCGGCGACAAGGCTGGTGCGGCGGTTGTCAGTTTGCTTGATGCGAAGGCTGTCACCGTCACCAAAACTCAACTCGACCTTGCCTCTGAGTAATTAAATTTTACTGCCGAACAACTTTTTTCAGAACCTGC